ATGTTGGGTAGCTTTGCGGCATCGGTGCTACCCAAAACCGACTCTAGCAGACGAGAAAGGTGTCCTGCCGCTAGAAATCTAGAAACCTATTGTTTTGCCCAATTAGGTACAGTATTATTAGCAGTTTGCTGTACTTGTGGTTGAGCCACATTAGGTTGTGTTGCTTGAGGTTGTCCAACTGGTTGTTGCATTTGTGGTGTATTTACACCAATGTACTCCTTACTATTTGGAGCTAATGCAACTAACATCTTATTTTTATCTGCATAACCATTTGTACCTTTTTCAACAGCAACTTTCACACAAAAGGTTGCACCATCTAAAGCAGTAAGATCATTTACCTTTCTTCTATTTGCTGCTTCTGGTGATGTATCATTTGGGTCTAAAGCAAAAGCACTATTGATAATGTCTCTAAAAGTTCTAATGCCAATCTCTTTACACCAAGGCATGCCACTTTCTGGATTAATCTTGCCACCATCAACCATGATGTTTTGCCAAAACTTTCTCTTGTCGTAAGCTCCACCAACGACTGTGAACTCACATTCAAGCCATTTTGTGCCAGTCTGACCTTGTTTAAACAGAGGTTGAGTAGAGTAGTCTGAAATAACTTCAGGACCTCTTTTCATTGTTAAAATAACACGAGCAACAGTACCCGCTGGAATTAATTCAAAACTGTTGTTTGAATCGTTTGGAACTTCATTAAAATCAATCATTACTTTGTCTCCTTTTCGCTAGAATTGATTGTATTTGGATCAACAAAATTTAAATCATTTTTTTCTGTCGATCTTCCGCTAATTTTTGCCAACAACTTACCAAGGTGAGGCTCTTCAATAATCTCTAATTGACCAGACCTATCTTTTGCTGGATAACCCCATTGATTAAGTGTTTGACAAATAAAGGCTCTAAATGGACCATGTTCTTCACTTGGCATTACAGCCATTGTAATAACTTCATCAACAATACCTGGAAGTTCACGGCCAGTTTTAGCTCCCTCAATTTGTAGTTCGTATACAGATCTGCCGTAATCATCTACCTTTTCATCTAAGATACCAACAAAGATTACGTTTTTATCTCTGATGTGTTGCAAATGAGTAAGCCATGACATCATCTCACGACCTTGCATACCATATACAGCCCTTGTATCAATTTTACCTGTTCTATCTGATTTATTATCAGCATGTCCAAGACAATATTGAAAACAAAGTCTACCAGCCACAGTAATACTGTCTACAAAAATAGAATCGTATTTCTGCATCATGGCAATAGAGTCACCATACATTTGTGAAACTCTTTCATATTCCACAACGCTGTATGGTTGCTCTGGTGTCAAAGCAGGATTAGGCCCACCAAGAAAACAAGCAAAATCTCTGCACTCTTCCCATGTTTTTGGGCGAATAACATCAATTGGCCATCTCTCAATAGCAGCATCACCAGCTTCTAAATCCATAAATAGAGTAGTATCTGGATCAAGAGTACGGGCAAGAGTTGTCTTACCCACACCACTTTGACCACAGACTACAATCTTATGACCTCTTTTTTCTGCTAATCTTTCTTCAGCTGAAATAATTTTAAGAGCCATTGCTACCCTCCGTGATATCAACACTTGCACCTGTTACTTCTACAGTTCTGTGTTCTTGTAGTTTTGACTTTACGGCAGGAGGTGCATTGTTGTACTTACGCTCATCAATGCCATAGGTAATCCTAGCATAGTGTCTAGCATCATCTTGATCCATATTCATCAAAGCTTGTGCAAGACCTTCTTGATCCCAAGTGACTTTCTGCCTTAGAGTTACTTTTACTTTATAGCCCTCTTCATTTAACGTAATAGAGCCATAATCTTTACCATCCTCAATGAGTTTGTTTCTTGCTGTATTACCAAATCTGATAGCAAGATCATCATTAAGAATAGTTTGTTTATCCTTTAACGCTTGGATTTGTGCTTTCAAGTCTTCACGATACTTGAACACATCCTGTAAAGGCATGCTTAAAAAATCTAAATCCATAATTATTCCTTTCTCTTTTATAAAATAGACACTAGATACCTAAAACATAGGCACACAAATCCTGCTTGTCAATACAGAATATTATTTTTTTTTGAAACTAAGTAAAATATCTATGTTATGTATGGCGAGCATAAGCTTTTTTTTAAGCTTAAATTCTGGCGTTAGGACACCTTTAGCATCTTCAACTATAAACCTTGATGAGCCATCTTCTTCAATTAATAAATATGTAAAGTCTGCTATGTAATTACATATTTTAACATCATTAACTTTAAGTTCGTATTTAACTTGTCTTTCTAATTGATCAACTACACCAGCTCTTTCCATAGATTTTAATTGTCCCCAACGCTCTGCTTCCCATCTGCTATCAAACTTTAATCCCATAGCGACAGTTTTTTTCGCAAAATATTTGTTGGGTCTTCGGGTTTTATTGGGTATAATTGGGTATTTATAATTCATGGAGGTAGTATAATGGCAGACCCATCAAGATTCAAGTCAATAGGAATTGATTTGTCTACATATAATAAACTTAAAATTATTTGCGAAAAAGAAAGAAGAAATATACGTCAACAAATTGGTTTGATGGTTGATACAGAGTATGAAAAGTATGAAGTTAACAGTAATGTTAAGACTTTAGGATTAGGTACTCTCGACCGCTCTCATTCTTGAGATAAGGCGATTCGCTCTGTTTGTTACTTGTTTGTGCCAACGACTGTCTTCCATTTGAACGGCACATTCTTGCCAATCTTTATTTTCTAATGCGGCAATAAATTTTTTGAATCCACTTAATCTGGGTCTACCCATATTAAACATCATGTTCGCACAGATTTTTTGAACTTCTTCTGGCAAATCATCAAAGTTATTAAATAATTTTTGGCACTCTGATATAGTACCTTCAACGTCTACCTTGAAACAGTTATTCACTTTTTCTTCTGATACTGGTGTTCCTACTGGTTTTCCATATTCTTCGTCCCATTCAGTAACCAAATGTCCTATACCAAACGTAGGTAATCCTAAATGATCAAGATATATCTCGTACTTACAGCCCTCATCTTCTTTTAATTCTTCTCTTAATTCATCTATGTTCATCTGTTAAATAACTCTCCAAATTGTTCCATGTTAGCTGAAAGTGGTGATTGAGGCTTACGTCTAGATGCTATAGCTTGGTCTGTTGGTGATAAACCAAGAGAAGCACCAACACCTGGCTGAGTAACATCTATCTTGCCAACATTTGTTGCTGGATTTACTGATTGTATGCCTTGCATTTGATTTGTTGCATTGCTTACTACATTGCCAATGGCTTGATTAATACCAGAACTTTCAGATAATGCTTGTACTTGATTTGATGTGTCTCTCACGCCCTCTTGTGTAGTTTGAGCAATTGCTTGCCCTGGCCGGAAGGCATTAGACACGGCAGTTAAAAATATTCTTTTTTGTTCAACAGTTGGATTTGCTGTATTTTCTAACTTTTTAGAGGCTTCAACAATCTCTTTCATAGCTTTTCTGCCAGTAAATAACTGGCCAAGAACGAACATTTTAGCAATTCTACCAACATTATTAAATACATTAGCTAGTATACCTGCAGCAACAAGGTCGCCTTTTGGTATATTATTTGATATTCTAGTTAGTATTTTACCAAAATCTCTAATATTTCCAGCAACATCTTTTGTTGCTCCAGAATTTGGAAAAACTATATCAAGCTTGTTACTTTTATCTGCTCTAGCAATATTTTTTGCTAGTTGTTTCATACCATCTGCATTTGTAACAGCACCTACGTTATCAAGCATATTTTCTACATAAGCACCACGGATTGTTTTTAGTTCTGCAGGTTTGTCTTTATAAAAATTCATAACAGCTCTGATGTCACCACGAGTTGTTCCTGGTGCTAGTACAAAATCTAAAGCTTCCTCAGGGTCAAGTTTATTTTCTCTTATTTTAGTAAATACACTTCTATCTCTTAATCTTGATGTTTCTTGTAAAGTATCTAATGCACCACGCATAGCAGTAGCTACGCCTTGATCAAGACCTTGGCTAACTGCTTGTGTTATTACATCTTCATCAAGATTTGTTATTTTCAAATCTTCAAAGCCTTTAGCAACTTGTTTTAATCTATTATATTCTGCTCTGCCATATAGCTCTACGCCAGTATCACCTAAATCATCTAATGATTTTATAAACTCATTTGGTTTGAATTTTGTTGGATTTATAGAATCAAAACCAGTTTTGCTCAAAGCACCTTGCAACCATTCTTTACCCATTTGAGTTTTGATTTGATTGTATTGCGTATCATCTAATGCTTTTTTTAATCTCTTTATACCAGTTGGTGTACCACCATTACCAATTACTTTTTGAGTTAATCCAGTTAAAGCTCCAGGCCTTGCGATGTTAAATGAACCACTACGCATTTGCTCAACAAGCTCTTTAGAACCTAAAGTGCTTGAGATATCATTATATAATCTAGTCCCATCTCTAAATTGTTGTCTTGCTGTAGGCAATAATTTAGATGCAACTTGCATCTTTTTAAAAGCTTCAGAACCTAATTGATCTGTTATATCTTTAGTAAGTGAGTCTATA